CAACAGGAAGCTTTGATACTTTTTATACTCTTTACAATACTGCTCTTGCAACTGCAAATATTCCGGTTGATCCTGAAGTAGCATTTGACTTTACAACAGTAGTATCAGGCATAACAGTTCTGCCGGGATATAGGGTTGCTGTGTTGGCTTATTGGGGTGAAGGTGGTTCAGTTAGACCTTCATTGCCTATTGCCGATAACTTTACAAGGTCATTAAGCATGACTATTGATAGTGTCTGCCTCACTATGAATGAGCAGAACCCAGGGGAATATGCATCAACTACTGAGTGCATGACCATAGGTGAGTGCCTAAATAGGCTTGTTTATGTAATCACTGGGCAGAATAATCAGATAAGGTCTGATGTGTTTGATGAAACAGGAAATGGCTGCTATTGGAATAGTGCCTTGACCAATGGCCTTAAAATTAGGAATGCCAAGACTAACAATGAGATTGTTAATGGCTGTCTTATTGATGAGGAGAATACAGGTTACAAAAATTCATTCAAGAAGATATTTGAAGGCCTTGATAGAATCTTCTGCCTCGGATGGGCATACGAATGGACAGGCACAGATTGGATTATCAGGATTGAACCAAGAGAGTTCTTCTACCAAAACAGCATCAGCCAAACCTTCCCAAATGTGGGAGAGGTCAGGACTATGGCTAAGGTTGATATGCTTGCAAATAATATCCAGCTTGGCTATGATGACAAGTGGAAGAATATTGCAGTCTCAGGCCAATGGGCAATTCACACTGATAGGAATTACTTTGTCAATAATCGAGCAATGAATGAGGGATCAAGTGCAAAGCTTGACATTAAGAGTTCAATAATTGCTGAAGGTTATGCCATTGAGTTTAGCAGGAGGCTTCAGTTCCTCAGAGATGACTCAGGAAGTTCTGATAGGCCTAACGACTGGGAGACATTTATAATTTGGCTTAACAGATATGAGTTAGAATTTGAGAATGTTGAAAATACTGCCTATGGAGTTAGGGAAGAGTCAGGCTTCAAAGCCTTTCCTCCTGGTCAAGCAAGTATGTCAAGCAATCTAATTACTTACTCAAGCAGTCCAGCAGGCAACCTCTACAACATTTTCCACACTCCTGCACGAATTGCTTGCAGATGGTGGAAGGTTCTTGGCATGCATACCTATGGCCTGATCAATCCAAGGCTTCAGTTTCAGGTTGGGGAGTATCAGACAGCCTATGCCAGCGCAATATCTGACTCTGTCGAGCCATGCATTCAGATACCTTCTGAGGTAACCATTGCGGAAAACTCAGACATCTATGCAGACATCATTGTGCCTGAAGCTGCTGAGTATTTATTCAAGCCTATTGGAGTTGAATTTAGCTATCCACAAAGTCTCTGCGATTTCTTAACTTTGTCTCAAGATGAGCAATACCGGAAAGTCAGGCTCACTTCAGGCAGTTTGGACATTCAAGGCTTCATAATGGAGGCCACCAATCAGCCGGAGGATGCTTCCGGAGGTACGACAAAGTTCACACTTCTTCAGGCTAATCAACTTGCTCCAACAGGCGCAGCATTTGATACAGGCTTTGATGATGGTTATGAGATAGGTTAAAATGCCAACTAATTACAACAGAGCCAATCTAATCACGGAGAGTGCAACACTTTTCCCTGACAACAATACCCAAGAGATTTCCCCTGCTGACCTTAGGCAGTGGCTTGAGGATGGCACAACAAGCTTTGTAACGCAAAAAGATAAGTCCACTCTTGAGAATGCAATCTTTGAGAACCAAGGTTCAACCTTAGCATCAGGAGCAACAGTAGACCTTAATACTGCAACAGGAAACTATCTGCATATTTCAGGCACAGCAACAATCAACTCCTTTGGTACTTGTCCGGCAGGGGCAAGGTTCATCATTGTCTTTGATGCTGCTGCAACCTTGACCTACAATGCCACAAGCCTTATTATACCAGGATTAGCAAATAAGACTGCTGCTGCCGGAGATTGTTGCATGATTGTCTCTGAGGGGTCAGGCAATTGGAGGATTGTTGGCTACTTCGCAATAAGTGGAGGAGGTGGAGGAGGTTCAGTTACAAGCATAACTGCTGGCACAGGCCTAAATGGAGGAACAATTACAACTTCAGGGACTATTGACCTTGCTAATACTACTGTTGTTCCTGCTGCTTATACCAATGCCAACATCACAGTTGATGCACAAGGAAGGATTACTGCTGCTGCTAATGGATCAGGAGGAGGAGGTAGTGGAACAGTTACATCAGTAGCAACTGCCGGATTAATCTCAGGAGGAACAATAACAACATCAGGCACAATTACCACATCAATGGCTGACCAAAAGCTTGTTGGTAGGTATGCAGGAAGTACTGGGATAATGCAGGAGATAACTGTTGGATCAGGTCTGACTCTCACCGGGGCAGGCACATTGAATAATACTGCAACACCAACTCCTTTGGGTTATTATGGGGCATTTCAAGACACTACAACACAAACAGCAGTTTCAGCAAATACTGCATACCCAGTAAAATTTAATACTACCGATTTAACCAATTCAGTAACTGTAGTTAATGATGGCAGTGGCAATCCAACAAGAATAACTTTAGCAAATGCAGGGATATATAACATTCAATTTTCACTTCAACTTGAAAAGACTGGTGGTTCAGGTAACTTTATAGTTGATATTTGGATTCGAAAAAATGGAGTTGATATTCCTTCAACTACTGGTAAAGTAGTATTAACTGGCAGTGTTAGTGCATCTCCTATTGTTGCTGCTTGGAATTATGTACTTGATTTAGCTGCTACAGATTATGTTCAATTAATGTGGTCTACAAGTAATAATAATGCAGTTTTATTAGCATCAGCTGCAACTCCTCCACATCCATCAGTACCATCTGCAATTTTAACAGTAACTCAGCAGTCGGGCATCATGGCAGGCACTGGCATTACTGGAATGGTTGGCACTACTGGTTCTACTCAGACTGGAGCAACACAGACTTTGAGCAGTAGTGATATGACAATCACATCAGCTGCCAATGCTCACACCTTTGCCATTCCCAGTGCAGGCATAGCAACCAAAGGATTAGTAGATTTATCTGCTCAGACCTTTACTGGCATCAAGACCTTTGGCAATGGCACAAGTGCAGGGGAGGTAAGGCTTCTTGAAGGCTCAGGCAGTGGAACTAATTTTGTGGCTCTTAAGTCACCAACTACTTTAGGGGCAGATTTAAGTTTGACTTTTCCCAACACTACTCCTGGCAGTGGTCAGACATTGGTTTCAGATGGTTCAGGAGTTTTATCTTGGTCAAGTAATCCAGGCACAACCAATTCTATTTATAGGCGAGCATATGGTGGAACAGTAGTAAATACAAGTCCTGAAACTTTATTGCAAAGTTTATTAGTCCCTGCTAATACCTTTACAGATGGTGTAGGCTGGCAAGTAATGTCCACAAATTCAAGAACAAATCCAGGTTCAAATGCTGTCACATTTAGGATGTATATTAATACAACCGCAGCAATTGGAGGAGTAGCATTAGCAGGAACAGGCTATGTAAATAATGCATCTGCCGGAGCATCAAGCTTTCATTTTTGTCGGCTTGGATTTGTTCAAATTGCAAGTGGTGGATCAAGAAATACAATTTTTGTTCCCTCGACAGGATCAACCAATTATGCTCTGCCTGGTGGCACTTTGTCCAGTAGTGCAATTGATTGGTCAATTGACCAATACTTTGTTCTAAGTGTTGCTCAAAGTTCAGCAGTAAGTACAGTTACATGTAACTCAATGCAATTAATACCACAATGACAGATTTACTTTATGATAACCCTATCTTAACTCTTGAAGGAGTCAATTATGAGATTTCATCAATTGATTTAATTTCAGATGAGATTGCCTACTTAAATCTTTATAGTGATAAGTACAATTTTACTTATGCAGTTGTTGCCAATGAAACAACCATAAACGGAGTCCTTCAAACATCTGCTCAAATGATAATTGACACACTAAATGCCTAATTCATTCTACCGATTTCAGCCTGCTTGGAATGCAGGGTTCTACCCTGATAACCAAATCACTGCCAATCTACTTAATGAATTGGCTACAACTGTTGATGCATGGTTGCCTGGTTTCTTTCCAAGCAAAACATTGAGTCAATTGGTTGCAGGGGTTAAGGGTCAAATGGATGTGTTCAATGAATCTCCATACTTTGGAGGCTTTACATTGACTTATCAGACTATTCCTGACTTCCCTAATTATGAATACAATATCAACATTAGGAATGCTGACTTGGCTGAGACAGACAATAGTCAGGTTGTAGTAGTTAATGGATTTTTCAACAATACAACTAAGGAAGTTCTTAATGCAAGTGTTGTAGCTTTTACTCCTGGCAGTTACTCAGGAACATTTGATTTCTCAGCCATTCCAGTTGAGGCAGAGGTCGATCGGGCATTGCAGATTGTTGAGCAGAATGGTTCAGCCTTCTTCCCTATGCCTTACTCTTATGATTCCATTACTGGCATTGCGACAAGTGGACTTGCAAGGGGCAAGAACTGGCAGCTTGATTCTTCAGGCAATCCGGTTAGGCTTCCTGCCGATACATTGCCGAAACAGAATGCACGGACATTCAATATTGCACCTCAGACTGCTGAGGATAGGTATTGCATCAGTGTGATGGAGAAGGTTATCAACTTCAGCCTTAGCGAGACTGATGAAACATTGATTCAGGCTTACTTTAACACCTTCACTTTGCCTGATGGATGGACTGCTTCATTTACAATAGTATCAGGAACTTACATAAGGGTTTTCTGCTTATTGTATCGTGATGACAGAAGCTTGCTAATGATTGGCAGGCTTGACACCAATTGGCTTTGGCAGAGGTTTATTAATGAAATAGATAGCAGTGACATAACTTACTTCAATGCTTATGCATCAACTACTCCTTTGCCTTACTCACCACTCTCAAGCTTTCAGTGGCTCTATGGTGATTGGTATGATATGGATTTTGTGGAGTTCACAGATAGCTGCTATGTAAGTCCTGAGTTCTATGCTATGCCTGCAATCCCAGGAGACAATTGGCAATTTAATGTGCCATCTGATGAGGGCAATCTAACTGGACTTGATTCTGCTTTGGTAGGCTTATTTAGTGAGAGTGGACAATTCATTCAGCAGATAGGTGAGGCAATCAGGCCAACATCGATAACTTGTGAATCAACTTGTCAAAATACATTTAGTTATGTATTGACAGCGGAAAATGTAGAGGCTTATTTGGATTCGATTAATAACGCAATCCCTGCCACTATTTTTGACCCTCCGGTAAATTTAAGTTGGACAATTGAAAGTAATGAGCCTGCAACTATTGTTGTTTGTAACATTCTTTTAATTTTTGGTTATCCAGATTTAACTATGATGAGCATTGCTGGCATTGTATCATCATTTGGCATAGTGATAACCGAGGAGGATGGCAATTACACATTCACCTATACAGCTTCTAATTTAGCATGTGGATTTGACTACACATTTAACAATGAAGTGTCTGGTGGTGAAATTGTTGAAGAACAGTTATTTATAACTGATGCTTATAGTTGTGTATGCAGTACAATTGATCCAGAGCAATTTCAAGCCACAAGCTTAATTCCAGCAGTTGCTTCAGGATGTTACCGCCTTGGGATGTACGATGAAATAGAAGGTAACTTCTATCTCTATTCCCTAAGCAACATCATTAACATTGATGCCTCAGATTGCTTTTCCACCATGCTTGAATTTTGGGCAAATGATAACTCAATTGCTCAGGGCTTTGAGTATTTCAATGGCTGGAAGCAAAGGATTAGGCTTGGTCTAAATGGAGGAGGAGCAAAGCCTGTGATTGAGGAAAACTTATACAGGCAATCAAATGGAGTTCACAAAAGGCCTCAAAACAAGCAGGATTTATCATTAGATTTGCATTCAGATTTTATTGATGAACAGACTCAGCTTGCGCTTGTTGATGCCACTCGACATCCGTATTTGGTTTGGAACAATAAGTCAATCTTTGTGAAGGGAGATATTGATGTTGCCACCATTCAAGATTTCACAACACAGTCATCATTTGAAACTTTGGCTCAGGTCAAATTTTCGGCACTTCTTCAGGGCTTCCAGCCTAAAAACTCAAGTTGTTTAACTTGCTAATAACATGTCAATATTTTCACTCACTTGCCCGGATGTAGGATGCTACCAGAACTTTCTGTGTGATCCTGAGTTCCAAAATAAAATTGTTGCAGTGGCTTATGTAAAGAAGTCAGCTGCATTGTCATCTGTTGAGAAAGCTACTGCTGACTCATGGATTGCTGCTCTTTATGAGAGATACCTTGATGGCGAAGGCTACCTTGTCCTTAACACATCAGGTGAGAAGCCAAAGCCTGACACTGCTACCACTGCTGGTAGAGGTATGCAGAACACCAAGGCTCTTGCTAAGACTCATACTCTGACCTATCAGGATATGCAAGGAGTTGTACAAAATAATGTACAATTCTATAATGACATTCTTGCCTCGGCTCAGAACTACGACTTCTACTACTTCACTCCTGGCAGAATTTGGGATGCTTCCGGTTATTATGTGACTGTAATTGGTGACCCAATTATCACAGCTGACCTGAACACATATCAGATGGCTGAGGTGACTGTGAACTGGGTGAGCAAGGTCAATCCTTTGCCTTATGAGTTCGATACTGATAGCTTCCTGGAGGGCTTGTATTATATCATCAGCTTTACCGGAGGTTCAGGTAGTACTTACATTGGCAACACTATTACAAGTGGATGCACAGACCCACAGACTGTTACTTTTTCAGCTGTTCTTAACATCGGGGCTATTTCAGGCGCACCTGCTCAAAGTTGGTCAATTGACGAAGTAAGTGGTAGTGATGACATTACTGCAATTTCACTTGTGATTGATAATACAACTGGTGTTATTACTTGGAGTCCTGTTGTTGATGGCACTTACATTTTCACAGTAACGGTGACTAATGAGTACGGCTGCGTTTTTGGTCAGGAGACAATCACACTTATTGTAAATTGCCCAGAGTAATTGATTAAGGGATGGAGGAGTTAATTGGACAATTATTTTCAACTCTTATGGATCGGGAGATTCGTGAGGGCAAACTTGAGTACATTGAGTGTGCCAGGGAAAAGGCTGAAGAGTTAGAGTATCACTTTGAAAATGAATATCCAACTAAACTCCTCCTTACTCAACATCCGAGTGAAGAGCCTTGGATGAAGGATTACAGAAAGCGCAGATGGCAAGCACCAACCACAACAGCCACAGGCAGAGTTTTTAACTTTCTGCAAAAGATTCAGCAGGCTGATGACTTTAAAATCACTTTTGAAAGTGACTATCAAAAGACAGGAGTTGCTGAGAGAATAGGCTTGCAGGACAACACATTGCAATTCTATGTGGAAAACAATCTGCCTAAGTTTGGCAGTCTTGAGACATGGTCTTTCAATGTGTTTCTTAAGACCTATCTGCAAGATGCCAATGCAATTGTGGCAGTTCTGCCTAATTATGATGAGTTCATTAAGAACCCGGCAGGGGTTACAACCTTAGACTGGCTAAAGCCTTACCCTCAGACAATTTTCTCAGAAGACTTAATTTTTGAGGAAGAGACTTTTGTCATCATAAAAGTTGAGGAATATGAGGACATGAATCGCAAAAAATGGGATCAATTCTTGTGCATTACAATGGAAGGCTTGGTTCTATTTAGACAAGTCAATCAGTACACTTATGACAATCCGTTCCAAGTTTTTATTCTCCCTTATACATTCACCTACCTCCCTGTTATCAAGGTTGGAAGTGTTATATATGAGGAAGAGGATGGTCATTTGGTTTTTGATTCGGTTCTTGCTCCTTGTCTGCCTGCTTGGAATGAAGTTTTATTTCGGACAGATGACCTAAACATCCTTTGGGCAACTCATGCCTTGCCTCAGAAGTGGGCATTGAAAATGTCTCCTTGTAAGACTTGTAATGGCACAGGACAGAGGACAAACAGAAAGGAGGAGAGAGTAGGCTGTAATGATTGCCAAGGCTCAGGAAGAGCCTCAAGCAGTCCATTTGGCTTGATGGAAATCAACATTGACAGAGTTTCAGCAGTTAATCCTAATCCACTTGTGCCACCAGTGCCTCCGGCTGGATATATTGAAAGACCTACTGAGACAGTAAGACTATTCCAGGAGGACATCATTCAGAAAGAGTTTCAAGGCTTCAAAGCAATAGGTCTTGAATTGCTTGGTCAGATTCCTGCTGCTCAATCAGGGATTGCCAAGGAGTATGACAGGAAGGAACTAAACACCTTCTGCTATTCAGTGACTGTTCACTTGGCTCAGGTTTACAATAAGGTTTGCTTTCACATCCTTTATCAAAGGTACAACAGCCTGTTTTCTTCCTCTCTGATGGATAGTGATAAGGTCAAAGCAGCATTGCCTCAGATTACTGTGCCTACTGACTTTGATGTCATGACCACTGATATGATTGGTGAAATGCTGATTAAGGCAAGGCAGGGTAATTTTGACCCACTGATTATATCAGGCATTGAGGATGATTATGTTGAGAAGCTTTATGGTGAAAACTCAATCCAGCAGATTTACCTAAAGATATTGAAGCAACTTGATCCGTTACCATATAAGACAACAGATGAGAAGACATTGCTTCTAAATAGCCAAGGATGCTCTCTTCAGGATTATGTTCTGAGTGCTAACCTTCCAGCCTTTGTGATGCAGCTTGTGGATGCTGATGCTACCTGGTATGATAAGCCATTCAACATCCAGCGCATGCAAGTAGATGCAATGGCTGCTGCTAAGGTTGCTCAGATTAGGGTTGCCTCTGTTCCAATCATGCCTGAAGGTTTGTAATGCTTACAGAGAAGCAGTTAGCCATCATTAGGAAAATCCAGCAGATACAGTTGGATATTGAGAATGGGATGGCTGATGCTTTGCCTAAAGTATTTAAGAGCCTTAGCAATGAAGTAATTGACTTGGCATCTGGACTTAGCCTTAATCCAAAGGATCGGGCTAAGACTTTAAGAGAGATGGTCAAGCTTAAGAAAGACATTGCTGATACCATTGTAAATAATGCAGCCTATCAGACTGAAGTTGTGGCTGTCATTAATGGATATAAGGCACTTGCAGAGGCATCAAATGAATATTTAAGTCTTATACTTGATGACTTTAGCCCGAAAACTGAACTTTATAAAGCAATTCTTGAGACTAATATTGAGGTTACTAAGGATGCTCTTATAGGAGGAGGGATTAGAAACAACTTTAGCAATGCCATTCAGGAAGTGCTTAAGAGCAACATTGCCGGAGTAAGCAATAGGGCAGAGTTAAACAAGACTCTGAGGCAGTTTATTGAAGGCACACCGGATGATTTGCCATTCTTGAACAGATACATCAAGCAGACAACAAACGACTCTGTAATGGCCTTCAATGCAGAGTACATTCAGACAGTAAGTGAGGATTTAGGTGTAGAGTACTATCTGTATGCAGGCACAATCATTGAGGACACAAGGCCTTTCTGTTCGGCAAGGACTGGCAGATTCTTTACTACTGATCAGGTCAAGCAATGGGCAAGCCTTAAAGGATGGCAAGGAAGGATGGCAGGCACTAATGCCAACACAATCTTTATTTATAGAGGAGGATATAATTGCAGGCATCAGTTATGGCCTGTGAGCAAAGAGCAATATGATGCAGCCTCTGAAGCTGGCAGAACCGGAGTCAAGTAATTACTCAAGCTTAAGCATCTTATAAAAAGGAGCAGGCACATGCTTTGCCTTAGTTGGATGCTTCTTGCTCCTGAATGGCCTGCCTCTGCCAATATAAGTCTCCCATCTATCAGCAGTAGCATTGTATTTAAATCTCTTGTAGCAACTTGATAGAAGTATGCACAATGTAAGCACAAGAAGAATCCTCATAATGACTTGTCAAGTTCTGTCAAGTCTGCAATTGGCAACAGATGTTTTTGCTCAACAACTATCCTAAGCCCATAGCCTAAGTCTTTGAGTTCAGAAACATTCTTAATTTCCTCCTTCTTGATGTAGCCTAATATCTCCACATACATCTCAGGCTCTGAGCAGTAGCATAGGACAAACAAATCTGCAATTATTTCTTTGAGGTTATTAAAAACAAGCCTGCCTGTCTTATACTTAGTGGACTTGACTTGAATGTTGTAAGAGCCAAGCATAAGGTCAGTCTCTCCACCATCTCCATCAAGGTTGATGCTTGTGTCAAATGGAAGGCCTAAGTACTTAGCTACGGCATACTCACCCATTACACCCAACATGTCTGCTTGCTCCTGAGTGTTTCCCCATCGTGCAACAGATTGTCTATTGGGTTTTACTATATCCTTAAGATAATGCCTACCTGATGCTAATACTTTGAGAAACTTGATTTCTCTATCCGTAAAATTGATTGACACTTCATAAATCAGTTTGCAATAATAAGCGAAAAAAAAGGATATTTGGGTATGAAAAAAGCCAAAACCAGCACTAATTCGGCTGCTAAAATCACATTTGGCAAGCGAAGAGAAGGCAAGCATAGGAAATCCAACAGGCCAAAGGATAGCAGGGCTAAGAAATACAGAGGACAAGGAAGATAATGGCAGACAAGAAGTTTAAAACCAAGGTCAATGGCAAGACTGTCAAGTTCGGGGCAAAGGGTTATTCCATTGCTCCAGGCACTGCTAAGGGTGACAGCTATTGTGCAAGATCATCAGGCATTAAGAAGTGTGCAAAGCCACCTTGTGCAAATGATTTAAGCCGTAAAGCTTGGGGTTGTGTTGGCAAAAAGTCTGTGAAAAGTGCTGCTAAAAAGTTCACACGGATTAAGTAATTTTACACAATGCAACTTAAGCACTTTACACTTTCAGAGTTTGATTCACCTGATGCTCCTGGTTCAGGGGCTAAGATGAAACCTGAGTTTCTGCAAAGGCTTGATAATGCAAGGTCAATTGCCAAGATTCCATTTGGCATCAATTCGGGGTTTAGGACAGTTGCTCATAATGCTAAGGTTGGTGGTGTTGATTCAAGCAGTCATACCCAAGGATGGGCAGCTGATATTGCTTGCAAGGATGGGGCTAAGAGATGGATTATGATTAATGCTCTTCTCAAGGCCGGTATAAACAGAATAGGAGTTTCAAGCAGTTTTATTCATGCTGATTGTGACCCGACTAAGCCTGCCAATGTGATTTGGACTTATTAAAATGACAGCTGAATTAAAGGATGAATTAGTAAAGTTTGGGTTTGACCTTCCTGCATATGGGGCAATAATGCTCACTAAGATTGCAGACATCAATACCAGCGGTTTTTCTGATTTAGAGAAGTACATGTATGATCATGGTTGGCTGTGGTTACTTGTCCTTCGGTTTGGAAATGTGATTTGGGATTTACACCATAAACTCAGCAAGCATGTTACCATCTATGAAGCTGGAGAAGCTGTAAAAATTACTGGCTACGCAAAAATATTTAGAGAACTTAAAAAACTACTGAAATGAGAAAAGTTGAAACTATGTGGCTATTTGCCTTCTTTATTATTTACATTGCCTATGATAGATTCCATGCCTATGATGTTGAATCAAAAATTAGTGATGATGTTCAGTACTTGGCGAAGAGTTGCATTACTTCAGGCATTGACTTGGCGAACATTAATTACAGGGTGGATACACTTCACAAGCAGAATCAAGCATTGGCTAAGACTGTCTTATATTTGGATTCATGCAATCAAGTCAAGGCACAAAAAGCAGACAAAGCGGAGAGAAGAGGCAAATTCGTGGGAGGGCTAATCAAAGGTCTGTTCCCGGGCATTTGAGTTCTCATCTTTATTCAAAGAGAATGCAAGTATATGCCTACACTTGCACTTCAGTTGTCCTTGTAGGCATGCTTCTTGGCACTGGGTATTTGTATCAAGTAGAGAAAGTAAGTGCATCTGACAGCGTGCTGATGTTCATTCTTGGTCAAGTACTCGGTGCTTGGGTAGCATTGACAAACAAGATATTCAGAATTACTGCTCCTGCAATTTCTCAAGAAACATAACTAACTTGCGTTCATGAATTGCTTGCAGAACTACATCGGGCTACAAGGTTGCACAACTGATGCACCTCTGTCGGGGTTATACATTAATGATTACCCTGGCATGTCTTCTGAACTTCTTGAGAAGATTGCTACACCTGAGCAAGCCTCTTATGTAGGCATGTGGAACTCTGCACAAGCTGTCTCTTATCAGAGAATCAAGAGAGACATTCAGCTTGCTTTATTTGAATCAGCAGAGGCTCAGCTTGATCAGGTTCTATTTCAGACAAGCAAGAACTTTGTACAGCAGTGGCAACAGATTCAGACTGTTGCTCCAGAGGCTATTTTGAAAGGTGCATTCGTAAGCATTCAGGGAAGCAAGTATTTAAGCCTCCGTATCAAGCAATTGTTCGTCTATAATGCAGATAGTGTAACCGTGACAAATTGTCCCTGGTTCATTTATCAGACTCAGGATGGGAAGATACTTGATCAAGGCACTTATGATGTTGCCCCAGGCATGAATTACATTCCTATCAACAATGAGTTTTACTCAGACTTTGATAAGATTAACATCATGGCTGCTGTTGATTGCACCAACTTAGAAACAACTACCGGGATGTTTGTGGATTGGGGATGGAATCAAATGGACTTGGAATGTGCAACAAGGTTCACCTATCTGTGGCGCAATGGCTGGAGCATATTTCCAGTTACTGCTCCTTTAGGCTATGGCTTTGGAGATAGCTGGAGTCAGGACAATAGTCAATCAGGTATCTACATGGATGCTCAATTGCTTTGCTCACTTGATAGCTTCATCTGTCAGCAAAAGGAGTTCCTTGTTGATGCTTGGGCAAACCTTCTTTGCTATCAAATCCTTTGGGCTAAGGTTGCATCACCAAGGGCTAACTACTTCAGCCAAGGCAACAGAGAGTTTACTGAGAGGGCAATGGCTACCTTCCTTGAAGGCTATCAGCAGTCTCTTGCTATTTGGGCAAGACAGTTGAATCTAAGAGGTGAAGGCCTCTGCTTTAACTGCGACAATGCCGGACTTATCCAGCAGGGCTTTGTGAGGCCTTAGTGCAGTAATCAACGGCAATTATATGCGAAAGGGTATAATTTGTGCAATTATGCTCAAACTATATCTTATCGGGTATAATTAGGATTTCTCTGCCTTAGATATAGATTTGATAACATCTAAATGATTAGATTTTATTTCTGCTTTAGCAGCAATATTATATTCTGGTCTAAAGTATTTAATTAAACTATTTTCTAATTCGGATAATTGCTTTTTTGGACAAGTAATAAAAAAAACAGAATCAAAATTTTTGATCCCTTCTTTATAGTGAGTATAAGCTCTCACACTTACATTTTCTGCTTGACCGATATATTTTATTTTACCATGTAAGCATAAAAAATATATGCCGGATGTTGTAAAAATATTTCCAATAGGCAATTCATATAAGTTATCAATAATAGAAAGTTCATCGGGTATTTTACTTTTTACTTTAAAATCATATTTATCAAAATAAATGAAGTTATGTTTTTGCTCAAAATGCCCTTGTTTATATTCAATAAATGTATTTACAAACCAATCATTTAATTCAGATGGTATAAACCAAATCGTTTCCTCTTTTGTTATTGGATTAGTAATTAAATAATGTGGGCAGATTTCATTTTTTGCAAGACTTATAATATCATCATCACTTAAAATATCTTTGATTCTGCCTTTGCAATCAGATATTGATTTTAATTTATTGGCATCTACCATAATCAAAACTTCTCTGCTTGTTCAATGGCTCGGTTCATGTACCACTGAGCCTTCTTAAGGTCTTCCATCTTGCTTCCCTTCTTCCCTGCTCTGTTGATGTACTTCACTACATTTCCAAGGGCAAAGTCAAGATTCCAAGCCTCTATTACCTTGATGGCCTCATAAGGATTCTCCTCTCCTCCGTAATGCTGAGGATGGTCAATTAAGATGTTGGCTTGTTGCTTGCTTACTTCTCCAAAGTAGTCTGTGATTGCACCCATTACTTGTCCTTGGCTACTAAGTGATAATAAACTCTGTAAGTCAGGAACAAGACAGCCACTGCATTAAGGCTCATATTTATCCAATTAACTTTCTCTCCTTCCTCCGGTATGATTGATTGAGCCACAAGAGTCATAAAGACTCCTGCCATAATTCCAAGGCTCAAAAAGAGCAGCTTATTTTTCAATTGTAGATTTTCCATACTGCAAGTTACCAAGAATAATATAAAGGCTTAGGATCATCCACTTCATTCATGGTGGTTAGCCTGAAGTCATCAATTGATTTGTAAAGTTTGTCCTTGTAAAGATACCCAGCAACTCTTGGCCTTGTCCTCATGTTTATCAGTTCAGCCTTAATCAATACATCATTGCAATCAATGTGACCTTCATGGTCAATTATCCAGTCAATTAGTTCCTGAATCTGAGTCCTTTGCATGGAGCAAATGTAAAATTATTTGTAAAGAATAGGGGCAATTAAAGCAAGATTTAAGCATAGAGTAAGGGCATTACTAAACTTAAAGATTGCCTTTGCCATTCATTATGTCGTTCAGTTGATTGAAAATTGCATCCTGAGACTCTCCCCAAAACATATCACAAGAGAAAAATCCATCATTAGTCTTGCCTGGGACAGTCACAAAATACGACTGCCTGTACTCATTAGGCTTGGCAGTGAATCTCTCACACTGCTCTTTGATTGGACAATCAGTGCCTTCACACATTGCTATATCTGACATTGTTTTTTTGTTTAGTTGCTGGTGGAGGATTCGAACCTCCATCTGCCGATTATGAGTCAGCCTGTTACCCATGGTGCTATTTATTCGCACTTACACCAACCAGCAAAGGTTTATTTATCGTTAATCATCGAAAGGATTATGTGCCTAAGATACTTCAGCATAGCCATTGCACCTTTATAATATTCTTGATTTAGTTTATCATTGGCCTGCATCCAGCCTTTCTGCTTAATCTCCTTGTCAATTATTATGACAAGTTGCTTCAGTTGATCCATTGAGTTTAAGGTTTTTTAGTTCCTCTTTCATTGTCTCTTGTTCAATGCAGTACTCTCGCACCAATCTCCTTAAGACCATTGAAGCAGATTGCTGACCTACTGCCACAAGCCATCTGTCCTTTTCTTCCTCTGTGCAGCTTGCTGTGATTTTTACATAAAGTGGATTTCTTTCTCCCATATTATTTGAATTTAGATGTTGAATTTTGACCTCCTATGTGTCTGACATAACCTCTGAGTAATGAAGCTGCTCTGAAGCCATGCTCTAAATACTTAGCATTGGCATCAATCTCAGACTTACATGGGTCATGTGGCAGAAAGTATGTGAAGCTGCTAAATGCTCCTATCTCTTTATAATCCTTGAGCCTTCTTAGCCCAGGATTCCAAGTGAATCCATGCCAAATGGATCGGTGATTAAGTTTTAACAGTATGTATTTAGTGCCTTTGTTTGTGGTCAAAGGATGTCCAATTACCGGATGACCATTGCGGTCAGCAGGGTATCTAAGCCAAACACAAGCAATGGAATAATTATCTTTCAGGACTTCTTTAGAAGCCTGTATAAACCCATAGCAATCAAACTCCCAATCATCCTCACAATGGAAGATATAATCAGTCTCAACAAGCTTATACATCTTATCAATGGCATTTACTTGGCCTACATTCTCAGAGAATAACCAAATAGGCATAAGCTTCCACTCCTCATAAACACATTGATCAAGAAGCCTCCTGAACTCAGAAGGCACAGAGCCTGAGTCCTCATGAATTATAAACTCATAAGGTGGCACATCATCCCAAAACTGAAGAAGGCTTGTGACTGTCCTTTCAAGTAGGTCAAACCTCTTGTAAGAGGTCAGGCAGATGGTTACATTACTGGTAGACATAAGCGACAAATTTAATAATTAGCAATCCGGCAAGAATAAGATAAACTGAATAGGTCAAGGCTATGACTAAAGCCTGTTTAAGACCTTCTTTTATTTCTCTGTTCATACAAAATAGAGGTTATCAATCAGAGTCAATTTATCACCTTTCTTGAAATCCTTAAACTGAGCATCAAAAACTTTTACCTGAGCATCATATTGCTCTTTACTTATGTGAATTCCATAAATCATCAAGTGAAATGGAGTGCCGTGTAAGGTGTAAGACATGCGATAACTATCATGTAACTCATACATCATAATTGTTCCACCATAGCGGAAAACTGATTCCTGAATGTCTTTGAGTTCATCTGAGAAGATGTCTATGAATATTGCATCCATCACATCCATTACTCTTGCGTTTTCTGTATTCATTTTTTTTTGGTTAGATTTGTTTGCAATAGTAATCTATTGGTTTTTTATCTGCAAAATTATTATTAAAATATTTATGCCTGTCTATGATTCAACATCTGCTTTCCTGAGGCAACAACTTAAGAACTTCAGTGATGCTTCTAAGGCCAGTAAGGTTCTTAGAGCTGCTGCTGTTTATGCTGCTCCAGCAGTGCAGTCAAGGGTTCAACAGGATGGGCAAAAGTCGGATGGTGGTCAGATAGGTCAGTATGGTCAAAGGGTGATTCCATCGGCTTTTGGAAAGGCTCAATCATTTGGCAATAAGAATAGGCTAAAAACTCTTGCCAGTACAGATAGCTACAAGCAACTCAGGCAAAAGTTAGGCTTGCAGACTGCCTACATTGACTTTACTTTCTCAGGAGATATGTGGAAGTCCTGGAGGCCTGTGCCTATCTCTGACACTGCTTATGGTGTTACCTTTGTCTCAGCAGAACAATTAGCCATTGCCAATAGCCTTGAAAGCAGATTTGGTATTACCTTTGAGCTTTCTGACAAGGAGTTAGATCAAAGCCTGCAAACCATCAACAGACTGGCAATCGAATATCTCAAAAGATGACATTAACTAAGGTAACAGTACAAAGCGCACTTGCTGAACTATGCAGTAACTTCGCAGGGAGTTATCCTTATGAGATGCTCAACTATGGTGAAGCAGTTGAGAGCATCATTGAGAATCAGGCAGGTAATTATGTGACCAAGGATGGTGCAACTTATTGCGCTGTAAATGATACCTACAAGCTTGTTTTATTCTTAGTAAGGGAATCAGCTTCAGTAGAGCAACAGCCAGCAGGAGGCAGAGCCAATAGCCTGCTGAGGACAGTCAGGATTAAGCTTGTTGCAAACACAACATTAGAAAGTGCAGAATTTGCACTAACTTCAATAATCAACCGGACAAAAGGCATCACTTACGAAGCCACAGATTATGACTCAAAAGCCATCGCAAGACAGTACTTCGGACTTGAGGAGAGGAACTTTGAAACAGCCTTTTTCACAATCGACATCTCTATCACAGAGAGAATCAATTGTGAAGTTGCCTGTTGATGCAATCTATTTCATAAGCCTGAAAAAGACTCCTGTCAGGAAGGTCAAGATGATTGAGCATCTTAATGCCATTGGCTTAACTGATAAGCATGGAAATAAGGCTGAGTTGCATGTTGCCAATGATGGCAACTTTATCAAGCATCGGATTGACAATAGCCTAAAGATTAAGCATAAGAGGTCTAAGATGAGCATCTCAGAAATTGGATGCTGTGCCTCTCATAGGGAAGTTTGGCAGAAGCAAATTGACCAGGGGCTTGAGTATGTTTTAGTCTTAGAAGATGATGCAAGGTTTGATGTTGATAAGCTTATTGAGTTGGCTACAAATTGGAGTCATCTGCCTGAGTTTGAATTATTGCATTTGGGTTGGGAGTATTATGCAGGCTATGGAGTGCAGACAATTGAAAAGGTAGAGATTAATGGCTTGCCTAACTTATGGAAAGGAGATGGCATGTGGCTGACACATGCCTACATTTTAAGCCTTAATGGTGCTAACATTTATGAGGAAAGAACAAGGGTGCAAAACAATGGGCTTGATGGAATGACCTCGGTTATTCAATCGGACATGCTTGCCTATGGATTTAAGCCTTCAATTGCAAGCCAAGAGACAGTAATAGGGAAAATGCAATCCACTATTCATCATACAGGGTAATCATTTAATCAATTTATAAATGGATAATTTACAGTACATCAAGGATGCCATAAGAGAAAAAGGCAACCGGACACAAGTAACAGTAGTTAGGTGGGAAATGAACCCATCAACAGGAGCGCAAGACCAACCGTTTAATCTTGAAGTCAATGCTCGTATCGCACTTCGTGAACTTCAAAAACCAATTAAAAAGAGGTCATTTAGCTGGTCTAAAATCAGACCTTTAGGTGATGTAATTATTGGCAAGACAATTTCAGCCGGAGGAGATATGAATAGCCTTAGCAATCCTGAATTGCTTTCTAAACTAAAGGAGGAACTTAAGGCACAAGTAAGAGCAGAACTTGAGGCTGAATTGGCTGCCGAATCTGAGGAGAAACCTAAGCGCAAAAAGAAAGTAGTTGAGGAGTCAGGTGATGAGCCTACTTTGGACACTGCTGCACTATTCGATTCATTTAGCAATCCACAGATATGAGTATGAATATTAAAGAATTTTTGATTTCTCAGGCTAAGAGAGCCGGGGTATCAGATGATCCTGAATTTAACTTGATGATTTCAGCATCTGTTTTGAATGACATTCAAGTACCGGAGGCTGTGAGCAATAAGTTCAATACCAATCTGTATGACTTTGAACTTGCCAAGACAAGCCTTGACCTTAAAAAGCACTTCATCAGCAATTACATGATGGGCTATGATGAGGAGATTGTTCGCATGGCTAAAGAGTACGGTCTTGATGGCAATGCCGTTGAGGAACTTAAAGTCACTAAGAACTCAGGAGACAAGATTAAGCTTGCTCTTAAGAAGATGAAGGAACTTGAAGAGAAGGCAAAGAACTCTGTCAATTCTAATCAGTCTGATGAGTTTCTGAAGAAGATGGCAGAAGCACAGTCTAAGTATGATGATTTAGTAAGCAAAGCAGAGGCCGATAAGTCGCTAATTGAGCAAAGATATGTGACCAAGATGAAGCAACTTTGGGAGCAAACCCAACTTAATGGCATCCAATGGAATGACCAAATACCTGAGGCTGCAAGAATTCCTGCTTACCAGGCAGTACTTGATCGCAAGCTAAATCAATTAGATGGTCAAATAATTTATGATGCGGAAAGGAATGCAGCTAAGTTAGTTAATGCTAAAGACCCATCACTTCCATTAGTTCATAATGGTAGGGAGTTTAGTTATTCTGACTTATCTGCATTAGTTTTGCAGGAGAATAAGTTGCTAAAAGAGCAAGGACAAGGTGGCACTACTCCTTCTAATATAGCAGCAGGCACAAACACAATCCCGGCTTTTATTCCAAATCAAAGCCAAGGCACTCCCATCCCTGCTTCCGTTCGGTCAGCCTTAGCTGATATTTCGAACCTTGCAGCTAAACTGTAGTTATTACAATGTCATTATCCACAGCTAATATCTGCCCAGCGATTCTTACATCGCTCTCAGATAACTTAATAAACAACCCTGCAAATGTGCAGATTCATGGCGGTATGCTTGCTGCCCTAAATTCTCCATCTAATTTGTCAGCTGGTCAAGTAATTCGCCAAGCCAATGACAATGGCACTGGACAATCTAAAGAAATCCGTGTAGTATATAAGGAGCGCAAGCTTGCTTCTTCTGCTACCGATACAAAAGATTGTACTGCCGATGGTCAGATGAACTACATCGAGGAGACAGTTCCAATCAACAATTATCGTGGAGTATCATTCACTCTATCTGAGGCTCAACTTCGTACTTTTTGTGATTCTTATGCTGAACTGGTACAACTTACCGGAAGCACTGCCCCAAATCAAATCGTAGAGAGAGCCAATGGTATTGGTGCTGCTCAAGGTGCTTTGTCAGTAGTTCGTGAAATCTTTGTTGATTTTCAACTTTCTGCAAATGCTCTTGTTCAGGCCATGAATGATGACTTGATTACAGCTGCTCTTGGTGGAGTTGGTGATTGGTATGGTGGCACTGCTAACCCTACTTACACTGTTGAAAACTCAACTGATGGCTCAGTAAAGGCTAAAGGGCTTTTTGAGATGAAGCAGTCATACATGAACACCGGATTCAATGGTGCGCCTATCATTGTAGGTGCAGCTGGTGCGCTTCAAAGAGTATGGATGAACGATTCTCGCTACTTCGGTCAAGGTGCTAATGGTATCAACTTTGCAACTGTTCGTGATAACACTGGCATAGCTGATTTCTATTTCGATACCAACATCGCTGGTAACATGACCAATGAGGACAGCGCAATCGTGTTTGCTCCTGGTTCACTTGTTTACTTGCCATACCTTCAGTATGTAGGTAATTATGGTAGAATCGGAACAATGGAGCGATTCACTATGCCAATCCCAGGATTGCCTTCTGTTCGCACCGACATCAGAGTTTTGCCAGATTCTTGTGATGAGAGTTATGCAATTTGGATGGAGTGCTTCTTTGATTTGTTTGCTGCTCCTGTTGCGATGTTCCCAGCTGGGGATTCTAACGAGGGAGTAAATGGTGTCTTCAAGGCTCAATTTGTTGCTGGTTAATTAACCACACTGCTCAAAAAAAGAGGGAGGCCACAAGCCTCCCTTTTTCGTTCGGAATCGTTCAATACTAACCAAATTAACATTACCTAATGCTCAGACCTATATTCTCTTTCATTTGCGCACCAGGTACATGCTCACCATCTTTAATAGCCTTGCCTATCTCTGCCTTCCAAGGCTCTTTCTTAATGAGCCAAAAGCCTGGAGGGATTGAATCCTCATCAAGTATCTCAACAGAAACACTTTTTCTTGTTGATAGCTTGGCTAAGGTTGTTTCAAATCTTTTGACTCCTTTGCTATCCTCTTGCCCAAAGAGCATGAGAGCAGCAAGTAGGTTCTCTCTGAGCCTCTCAACAGTCTTATCCTTTGCCTTCTTTATTGCCTGAATCCTTTTGATTTCAGCAGCTGCCTGATCTGACTCAGATTCAAGCTTCAATATAAACTTAGCATAGGCCTCAGCCTTGTGGCTGAAGTTCTCTCTCCTAATTGCCAAGTCCTCCATAAGTTCATCGGTGACCTCACCACCGTTCTCCTCCATCAAGCTGATGAAGGAGAGTTCTTCTTGAGTTAGTTGCCAAAGTGATGCCATGACTATTTATTTGAAATCCATTCAGTTAATTCTTTATCATAAAAATATAATCTTTTCCCTTTCTTGTGAAAAGGTATTTTTTTACCAGCAACCAAACCATAAATAGTTTGTCTTGATAGTGAAATAAAAGTAGCAGCCTCTTCAATGGTCATTAATTTTGGCTGTCTATCATTAATTAAATTATCAATTGCAGATATGTGATTACTATTTTCTAAAAAAATGTTTCTTATTGACTTTTCAATTAATAACTCTAACTCCTGATAGGTTATTTGTGTGATGGTTACTGCTGTCATGATTAAAAAGGTAATTCGTCAAATGAATCTTGAATGCTTACTGGGGCTTGTGCCACTTGTGTCGGTTGTGCCACAGGCTTAGGCTGTAGAAGTTGCTGAAACTCCTTAGAGCCTCTAACCATCTCCTTCATGAACTCAGGCATGGTGTCAAACTTTGCCTGGTTATAGTCAAGGACTGAGAACTCAAAAGTAGGGTTGATTTGGGCAGGGCATTCCATGCCTTTCATCACAGGGCTAATGCTTGCAATCCTTTCATAAACCTTATCAGGGTTTGACTTAGAAGCCTGATGGAATATGCTAATCATACAAGGCTTTGTGAGCAGCTTAGCTACATCAAACTCCTTTGCTTCATCCTCTGTGAAGGCCTTGCCTCTCCAGCCTGTGAGCAATGCTCTGAGAGTTGATTTCTCATTCATTGACAAAGTAACTTCTTTACTAATGACACAAGGCTGCTCTCCTTTGTCTACATTGAAGCACTTAAGTTCTGTGGGTAATTCCCAAGTTATGCGGACAAGATTTGTCCACTTGTCTTCACCTAAGTAGGTCTGTTTAACAGTGCCTAAGTGAACCATTGAATAGCACCTTGCTAAGTAAGTGCCTGCTGGGATTAACTCTCTCTGAGTAGTCTCTCCCGATGATTTTGCGATAATTGCCATTTGGTTATAGATTAAAAATTAAAAAGATGTGATTGCCATTGCGCCTATTAGGAAGGCAAAGAATCTTAACAGATGATAAAGATTCTCTTTGAAAGGGGTTTCAGGAAGTTGCATGATTACTTAGGATTAATGATTTGACCACCCATATCAAGCCTGATGATTGTCCAACCTGACTTTTTGAATTGCTTATAGTCGCTGGAAGAGAATTGGCATGGGAAGCCTAAAGTAGCTTGTGCATCTTCTCTGTTGTGGAAGTACTGATTAAAACCAGCGATAAAATTAACGGTAAGTGTCTGAGTGCTGTAATTAGCTTCTGCTGACATTGGGGAAAAAGACTGAATCATTTTTTTGTTTGGTTAGATTTTGAAAAATTTAATCTGCATTATTCCAAGCCTTAGACAGCCATACTTCACAGGCCAATGCAGCACGATACAGCGAGTATTCGCATTCACAGCCTTTGGCAATATTATATGAAAAAGAAACTTCTTCTGCAGATTTTCTTGACATAAACGATTCGTTGTGAGCATAGTCAGATGCTTGTTTTTCAAATTCATCGCAAGCATTAAGATATGCTTGTCTTTTTTGCATTGATGAAGTGAAAGAAGAATCTGCGATTGTTGCGATGGTGTTGAAGTTGGTGTTGATAATTGTTGTCATTTTTTTGTTTGGTTATGTTTTGAACTTGTGCTGCTCCGTTGCAGTGATACAAATGTAATACTTGTTTTTTTATCTGCAAATATATCTGCAAAAATAATTAAGATTTTTTTCGGTATAGCCTTCCATGCTTCAATAACACATGATTTTGCTTGGAATCAACTATCATCATCTTACCATCCTGCTCCTCCAAATGTAGCCTGTGCCACACCTTTTGGAAGTGATCAACACTGAGATTGTACTTCTGCTTGTAAGCCTCATAAGTCAGCCTCTCCTTCTTTGGCCTTGTGCCTTTAATGCTCAGAATCTCCTTGACCATTGCCTGGTTATACTCATTCACAAGCACCCAGGGCTTGCTGTAGCCCTCCATAGGAATCATGGCAAAACAATCCTTATATCTGCTGAACCTGTGTTGAGGGATGTTGAATTTGCGACAAAAGTCACTCATTTTTAAAAAATTCATACTTAAATCTAATTGGCTTAGGTTTGCAAATGTAAGTGCAACAAATTTATGGCAGGATTCTATTTTGAATATTTACACAATAAACCACTCATTGATCTCTCAGGCTCATTCAAGAAGTATGTAGGCAAAGAGGATGATTTTCAGAAGTCTGTTGCCAAATATCTTGACAACATCCAAGCCACTTGGTTTCACTGCCCAAATGGAGGCAGCAGAAATGCCATAGAAGCAACTAAACTGAAAGCAATGGGAACTAAGCCAGGAGTGCCTGACTGTCTTATTCTTGACCAGCTTAAAGGCTTCTCAGGATTAGCCATTGAATTGAAGGTGGGCTATAATAAACCATCAGAGCAACAGTTGTCATTTCTTGATAAGTTAGTGGCTCAGAATTGGCTTGTCATTGTCTCATGGTCACTTGATGAGGTTATTACTGTCCTTGATTGGTATTACAACATAAATCAGAAAAATGAAGATAAATCAGAAAGGCTTTTGGGAGAATAAGACTGCTGAAGGCCATCACCATGATAAGAGGCTTGCAACTGCTATCCTTGCAATGCTTAAGAAGGATGAGTGCAAGACACTTGTAGACTTTGGCTGTGGCATGGGTTACTATCCTGAGCAGTTCAGGCTTGCTGGAATCTATTGCCAAGCCTATGATGGCAATCCAAACACCTATGCACTCACATTAGGCACAGGCAGAACTCAAGACCTATCTGTGGAGTTTGACCTTAATGAGAAGTTTGATTGTGTCTTGTCTCTTGAGGTTGGGGAGCATATCCCAGCAGAATTTGAGAGCATCTATTTGGATAACATTTGCAAGCATGCTAAGGGCATGATCATCTTATCATGGGCAGTGCCTGGGCAGGATGGTGCTGGGCATGTCAATTGCCAAACCAATGAATACATCATTGACCAAATGCACCTTAGAGCCTACACACTTGATGAGGTAGCTACTAAAGCACTTCGCAAACAATCAAGCCTGTGGTGGTTCAAGAACACCATTATGGTTTTCAAATAATTTATTTTGATTGTTGGTTTATTTGGTTTTTTATTTGCAAAAAAATAATCTAACCAATGAGCCAAGAATTAATTGACAAGCTTGCAGAGTGCAAACGAATTGCTGACAATCACCGGAGAGCAAGGGACTATCACAAGGAGCAGACTGCCAAAGTAAAGCAGTTGAACCAGGATAATCTGCTTAAGCTTAACAATTGTAATGAGGATTACATGAAGCTTCAGAAGGAGTATTACTATTGGAGGTCTGTGACCTTTGCCATCACTGTGTTTGCCTTAGCCATGACTGTTCTATTCTTTCACTGCTTACGGAAATGAAAAATGATTTCAGCAAGTTCACCTGTTTTGTTCGGGGCATTATAGAGACAGGCTTTGTAATTAAGCATTCAGACAAGGCTCTTAGGCATGATGTGAAGCTTCACTTCAATAGGCTACTTCATCACTCAGTAGAATTTGAGAAGTTCCTGCACCAGCAGTTAGGCAAAGACATGGCAGAGGCAGAGGATACAATCAACAGTTCAATCATTGATCTTGTTTGGCAAATCTTTGACATGGAAGAGGATGAGGTTAATAGGTTCATTGAATACATTAATAATTTTGATGACCATTTGAAAAAGTAATTATATTTGCATCGGCTTAGGCCACCGAATTACGACCTCGGTTTAAATAAAGGAAAATGAAAAACATTAAAGCCTCATCCGGTAAGTACCTGTCAGCCTATTCCTTGGCTGGTCGTAGCAGGGAAAACTGGATGAGGTTTTTCTTTTTATGAAAAGTTCTTTTAGAGATTATTACTCATGGACATTTGAAGACTTCTTTAATGAGTTAAAAAAAATCGGTTATGGGATTGACTATAATTGTATTAGATATGCTAAGATTCAGTTAAGACAATCAGCAAGTCATTTTACAAGAGATTTTAGGAAAAAATATTTATCATCTGAAACAGTTTGTAAAAATTGTGGTAGCCAAGATAAAATAGAGGTAGATCATATAATACCTATTGCAGCTGGTGGAAAAAATGAAGAATCAAATCTTCAATTTTTATGCAGAAAGTGCCACAGAGTTAAAACCAATCAGGATTATTATACCTATAAATTAAATGTAAAATGAATGGCTATCAATTAACTAGGAAATGGTTTGATTTTGCTTTTGATAATAAAGAAGCCAAGTCTCATCATACAGCTCTTTACTGCTGGTGCGTAGAGTTAAATAATAGATTAGGATGGAAGCAAGAGTTTGGATTGCCAACCATTGCAACTATGGAAGGACTTTCTATAGGCAATAAAAATACTTTTCTTGATGCCTTAAAAGACTTAGTCAAATGGCAATTTATTGAGGTAATTCAAGAAAGTAAAAATCAAAATAGCAGTAGAATTATTAGGTTGTGCCATAGCGAAAATGCCATGGCACTATATACGGCATTGGATTCGGCGATAATACAGCAATGTAACAGCACTGATGCCGACACTGTACCCATAGTTAAACAATTAAACCAAGAAACAATTAAACCATTAAACATTAAGAAAGCAAAAAGTGAATTTATTGCTCCAACTTTTGAAGAAGTAAAAGCCTTTTTTATTGAGCATAAAGAATCTCTTGATTTACTTGATAAATGCTTTTACTATTACTCCGATGCTAATTGGACAAACAGAGATGGCAAAAAAGTCAAGGACTGGAAACGAACTATAAAAACAAACTGGTTCGGTAAAAACAAAAAAGAGGCTTCCACATTTATTCCGGCCGAAAGTAGGCCAATCAGAGTTCACGAATCTTACCAAACAAACCTATGAATTTTACAAACGAAGAATTAGAGAGGCAAGTCCTTTCTGCCATGATGATGTATGATGAAGAGAGGCTCACTGCTTTCTCAATCATTCCAAGTGTTGAGGTTTTTCAGCTTGAGGCAAACAAGATAATTGCTAAAGCTATCCAAGCCCAGCAAGATGCCGGTGAGCCTGTAAACCTTGAGACTATTGCCATGACCTTGAAACGATCAGGATTACTCAAGGAAGCTGGAGGCCTGAAATATATCACATCAGTCTTTACAAGCCTAAAGAATCCTGGGCATATTGAAATCCATTGCCGGATGCTTGTTGAGCAATACATGAGGCAAAAGTTTCTTTACATAGCAACCGAGATGCTAACCAAAGCCAATTCTGACTCAGGTGATATTTTTGAACTTATCACAGAGATGCAAGGCAAGACTGATGGCCTCCTAACTTCAACAGTGAACAAGTCAGATGATAACTTTCAAACCCAGCTTGACATATCAGCCGAGATGTGGTTCAATAAAGCTGCCGGAACAATTGCAGGCTATTCAACAGGCATCTCATCACTTGACAAGCTTTGTGGAGGACTTACAGATTCAGAATTGACTGTTGTTGGTGCAAGACCAGGGCAAGGAAAGACTGCACTTGTGGTAAGCCTAATGCGTAACCTTGTCAAGCAAGGCATTGGCTGTGGCCTATTCTCACTTGAGATGAGCAAGCATGAACTCTGCCAAAGGCTTGCAAGCCAAGAGTCTCAGGTGTATGCTTTTAAAATCAAGCAGGGAGATATGAACACACTTGACAAGGATGCTCTAAGGCAATCTGTAAGCCGGATGAAGGATTGGAACATCAAGATTTGCGATGAGGGTAATATGAACATCCGCAAAATCCGGACTAAAGCAACCATGTGGAAAAACAAGTATAACATCAAGGTCATCTTTGTTGATTACATTGGCTTGATTGAATCTGTCAATCCTAAAGAAACAAACAGAGTGAACATTGTCGGTGAAATTTCAAGAGGTCTTAAGCTTCTTGCCAAAGAACTTCAGATTCCGGTTGTGGCACTTAGCCAACTATCAAGGCGAGTTGATGAAAGACCTGATAAAATGCCTTTGATGTCTGACCTTAGAGAGTCCGGTTCAGTGGAGCAGGATGCCGATGTTATTTGGATGATGATGAGGCCAGCTTTTTACTTTGACCCATCAGCCAGCACGAAAGTTGGCAATCTTGAACTTTCAAACCAAGACCTCTGCCTGATTGATCAGGTCAAGATGCGTTCAGGTTCAACAGGAGTAATACCTTTGCGTTTTGATGGGGCATTAATGCGACTCAGGAACTATGAATAACATCAACATCAGCCAAGTGCCTTCTATGTGGGAAGGCATTGCAACCTATGAGAATGATTTGTTTTACTTCCAACCCAAACAAGAGATGACAGTCCAAGACATCAGATTCTTACTCAATCGCAAGTGCAAGCAACTAAGAGCCAAACTTGATGCAAATCCTGCACCTGGTTACCAATCAAGATGGCAGAATCAACTTGACCTCTATGAGTCAATTCTAAAACACTTACCTTTGCAGTAAACTATTTAAAGCTATGCCATTAAAAAAGGGATATTCAGCTAAGACCATTAGCAAGAACATAAAGACAGAAATGAAGTCCGGCAAGCCTCAGAAGCAAGCCGTAGCAATTGCTCTCTCTGTGGCTAAGAAGGCCAAGAAGACAGCTAAAAAAATGAAATAATCAACCACAAATTAAGGCTGAAAGGCCGGTACAAATTATGGCAGCACCAAAAGGAAATCAATGTTGGATGTTAAGGCTTAAGCATGGCCTTGATGGTAAATTTAAAACACCTGAAGAGATACTTGAGAACTTTGAACAGTATGTTCAGTGGGCAGAAGAGACTCCACTTATCGAGGTAGATTTCAGAGGAAAGGATGCGACAGAGGTTAGATTGCCAAAGATGCGACTGCTTACAAAAGATGGTTTTGCTCTTGCTTGTGGCTTTGCCTCATGGGGAACATTATCAGTCTATAAGAATAAAAGTCAAGATTTCGCTAAGGTCTTTACACGCATAGAGCAGGCAATCTACACAAGCAAGCTGGAAGGGGCTGCAAGTGGCTTCTTCAATCACAACATCATTGCAAGGGACTTAGGCTTGATGAACCAGGAGCAAGTGAATATGCAGGTCAGTGAGGTTATAAAGCCTACAAGTCTCAAGAAGAGAAAATCGGAGGAGAGAGTTGGCTAAGCTTGACTTGTCAGATGCTGACTTATGGCAGCCTAAGTATCTTGATGCAGTAACTGACCCAAAGACCTACAACATCCTTTGGGGTGGGGCAGGATCAGGCAAGAGTCAGACAATGATTCAGCTATTGCTGGCTGAGATATGCGACCACAAGGCCAATCAGTTTCAGACTTACTTTGTTATCCGCAAAGTGGCCTCAACCTTGAGAAACTCAGTGTTTGCTGACTTTCAAAACAAGATAACTGAATGGGGCTTAAATAAGCTATGCCGAGTTAAGACTGGTTACCTTGAGATTCAATCAGGAGGCAATAAGATTGTTTTTCTTGGCTGTGATGATCCTGAGAAGCTGAAGTCCTTGAGTCAAGCCAAGTACATTTGGATTGAGGAGGCAACAGAATTAACACTTGAGGACTTCACGCAAATAACACTAAGACTTCGGGGCAAGTCAGACCATCCTAAGAGATTCTTCTTAACTTTTAATCCGGTGTCAGATAGCCATTGGATAAAAAAGAGATTCTTTGATGATGTGCCAGCAAAGGAGGCAGATGATGTGCTTAGGCTTCACGGAACTTACCTTGATGCACTTGACTTTCTTGATGAACAGTACCCAGTTAGGATGGAGGCACTCAAGGAAGTAAGCCAAACTTACTATGAAGTTTATGCCTTGGGGCAGTGGGGCATTTGGGACAGAGAAAGCTTGTTTGCCACTTCATTCGACTTCAGCAAGCATGTTTACCAAGGCTACATCAAAGCCTCTCCTGGTCACAATCTCTATCTTGCCTTTGACTTCAATGTCACTAATACTTGCGTTGTAAGTCAGTACATCAAGAACTCAGAGGAAGGTCTATTTTATGCCACAATCAATGTCATCAAGGTTTACAGGGTTGGTGATCTTGCAGGCTTATGCCAAATAATAAAGCAAGAGTTTCCTGACATGACTTACATAATCAACGGTGATGCATCCGGTGCAAGCAGAAACGCATTTACTCAGGACAATATCAGTGCTTATGCTCTCATCAAGAATTATCTTGGCATCTCTGACATTCAGATTCAAGTACCAAGGGCTAACCCAAGCCACATAGCAAGCAGGCTTGTGACCATCTTAGTGCTTCAGAAGGCCAAGGTTCAAATCAGTGGCAAGAGGTGTGATGAGTTAGTAATTGACCTAAAGGAAGCTAAGGTAAGCAGGCAGGGAAGCCTCGACCCATGGAAGAATAAGAACCCGGATAAGTCTCACGCATTAGATGCCTTCCGTTATTTTATTTTCTCTAATTTTGCAGAGATAACAAGCAACTTCAATCTCGAAAAGTATGGCACAATGCTGCAATAATTGTTTCAAAGCCTGTGAGCCTCTCAACAGTTGCCCTGATGCTTTCTTGGTGCTTGTGCCTCCTTCTTATCCGGAGAGTGAAATCATCCTGAACATCAACAAGCCAGGCATGAATGCTCGAATCAGTCAGCTTCTTCAGATTGACTACTTAGGCTATGTTGAGATAGATTTAGCAGGCTGTCCTGATGGCTTTTTCAATCCTTATGCAGGCCAATATGAGTTAGAGTTCATAAATCCCACCAATAATAAGGTTTATGAGTTCACTGCTGTTGATGGCTTAATCTACTCAAGCATTTGCTTCTCATTTGCCCAAACCTACACCAATGGCGAAGGCATCAATGAGGTCTTTTTAAATATCTTCACCGACTTAATCCCTGATCCTTACTATGTATGATGAACTTGTTGCTAATTGTGGAGGCAAGCGCAGAGGCTGTTGCCTTATTGAATTGCCTAAGCCTTCTGAATTTGACTCTGATTGCTCTGATCAGTGCAGCTTTTTCCTTGTTCTTGGATTATCTGCTGGACGACCATCCTCTTGGGCAATGGTATCTGTCCCAAATTCAGAAGTTGCCGACTTTGTGGGCAAAGCCACTTGGTGAATGCCCATTCTGCTCAGGGGCTTGGCAGTTCCTGGTTATCTCTTGTCTAATCTTTAACCAACCATTCTATCTATGTTCAATTTTTTTAGGAGTAAATCATCTGTTCCTCCTCCTGCTCAACAAGTGGCAAAAGAAGATGCTATTCGGGCAGAAAGTAGCAGAATACTTTACAGGGGAGTAGCACCAAAGGACAGATGGGATCAAATTGAGTATGCCTTCACAAGTGGAGGTATCAAATACTTTAAATTCGTATCTGAGGTCAATGTGCCATTTCAAAGGGCAGTAGCTGCAAGGGATATATTCACCGAGGAATTATGGCAGATTAATCCTGACTATCTAAGAGGCTGGAACAACGGCCTAATCAATCTTCTGATGGACAAGAAGAAGAAGGATGATAAGAAGCTTTATGAGATAGGTGTGATGGCCTCAAGGCTCAAGGAGCAGATGGAAATGTCTGTGAGCCTGCTCAGGCAGTTGAAGCTTGCGACAGTTGTTTACTTTGATGAGGTTGAAAATCCACTTGATTACCAGTACCCATACAACAAGCAGAAGCTTGAGCATTGGATGAAGTCAAATGATGTAGAAGGTTTTTTTTTGAATCTGCCGGAGTACGCTTATCTGCCCTCTTTGACAGAATACAGCATGAATTTTCCGACCTATTTGCAAGCAGAAACTCTCCAAAGCCTAAACAACCTGAAGCACATTATTGGACTTCAATTATCAGACAGCACAGACAGCGATTTGCTGAAGTCCTTAGAATCGCAGGTGGAGATGCTTACCGAGCTAAATTCTTGGTCGAAAGGCCAATCTATGAATACTATCTAATATATTCGACTTGGATAACTGAACAGAAGTCTAAAAGACTTAATAAGTAGGGCATTTTTTTTTGTGTTTCGTTTTACAGACAAAGAGCCTCCCAAATTGGGGGGCTTTTTATATTAACTTTGCGAGAAATAGAAGAACATGGCAACCATTTCGACCAATGATATAAAAATCAGGTATGACATTGACCTGAGTAAACTTCAAGAAGCTACTTCTCAATTTGATAAGATTACTGCTGAAGAAAGGGCAATGCTGAAAGAATTGTCTGCTCTTAAAAAGCAGTTTGATGATTTAGGAGATAAAGCTAAGAAGGCGGGAAAAGACAGTGGTGATGCAATGGGAAGCATGGGGCAAATTGCCTCTAAAGTTGCTCCTGTTATAGCTGGCATTTTTGCTGCTGACAAGGTCATTGGATTTGCCAAAGAAGTAATTGCTGTTACTGCTGAGTTTCAAAAATTATCTGCTGTTCTTACTAACACACTTGGAAGCAGAAGTGCAGCAGCAGGAGCAATGACTAAGATTCAAGAATTTGCTTCACAAACTCCTTTCAGTGTTCAAGAACTAACTGCATCATTTGTAAAACTTGCCAATCAAGGATTTACTCCAACAACAGCACAACTGAGAAAGCTTGGAGACTTAGCATCATCAACAGGCAAAGGATTTGACCAATTAGCCGAGGCAATTATTGATGCTCAGACTGGCGAATTTGAAAGGCTTAAGGAGTTTGGCATTAGAGCCAGCAAAGCAGGCGACCAGGTTACTTTTACTTTTAAAGGCATTCAGACTCAAACTAAATTTACCAATGATGCAATTAGAGAATACTTAGTTTCATTGGGTGATTTGCAAGGTGTAAGTGGCTCAATGGCTGCTATATCTGAAACATTAGGAGGTCAGATTAGCAATCTTGGAGATTCATGGGATACATTTTTAAATACAATAGGAACTAACCTTGCTCCAATTTATCAAAAAGCACTTGGATTGACTTCTTCATTCTTGAATCAACTTAATGACCTATTTGGTGGTAAGCAGATTAAACAAGCTGGAGAAGAATTCAATAAGATTTATGAAAGGTTTAGCAAAGCAAGCCCTGAAGCACTTGCTAATGGTATAAAAAATACAGCCAATACCGTTAAAAGCCTTAAAGAAAGACTTGATGCACTTAAAAAGACTTATGCTGAGGAAAGTCATGCAGCAGAAGTATTAAGAGAAGAGTATCGGGCAGCTGGGTCTGAATATGATGACATTCAGCAGCAAACAATAACAACTTCAAGAACTGTTACTGCTCAACAAATAAGCGATCAAGAAAAGATTTTAAAAGGATATCAATTAAACCTTGATGTTTTTACTAAACTATATGATGAAAAAAATAAAAATGTTCAAGTAGATAAAGAAACTGAAAAACAAATCAAGGCTCAGTATGATGCAAGGATGAAACTTCTTGAGTTAGAAAAGCAGCAGCAAATCCTAATGGCTCAGATCAGAGGGGAGAAATTAGGTGAATTCGGGGCTGAGAGGGTTTATGCTGAAGGAGTTTACAACCTAAAGGCAGAATACAGTACTAAGAATATAGGCTTAACTCAAAAAGAAGTAAAAGTTGCTGAACTGCAAAAGGACAAGGCAATAAAGAACCTTGATGATGCTACTGAAGCAATGAAACTAAAGAATAAAGATGGGCTTGATTATCTTAGAACTGAAACCGATAAGAATTATAAGAAAGGTCAAGATGCTTTAGATAAAGACATGAAACAGCGCATGGATAAAACACAAGCCATGCATGAGTTAGAATTAGACAGGTTAAAAAAACAAGAAGAACAAAAACAAGCCATTAAAGATAAAGCACTTGAACTCACTCAAACAATTGTTCAAGGTTCATTTGATTTATACCAACAAGGATTAAACAAAGAACTCTCATCAATTGGCAAACGATATGAGGAGGAAGTCAGGCTTGCAGATGGCAACAAGCAAAAGCTTGCTGAACTGGAGCAACAAAGGGCAGCAGAGGAAAAAGAAATTAAACTCAAGCAATTTAGAGCAGAACAACTATCATCTATTGCCAACATAGCTTTTTCTGCTGCTCCTGAGATTGTCAAGTATTCAGTTAGTGCGCCTCCTTTAGCTGCCTTAGTTGCAGCAATTGCTGCTGCCCAGGTTGGCTTTGTACTTGCTCAGCCTGTGCCTGAGTTTGCTGAAGGTACTAAGGGCAAAGCCTTCAAAGGAGGTAAGGCAATGGTTGGAGAAAGAGGAGTTGAGAAAGTAGTAACTGAATCAGGCAAAGTTTACTTCACTCCGGCAACTGCCACATTAGTGGACTTACCTAAAGGCTCGCATGTAATTCCAAACCATGCCCTAAGCAAGCAGGAAATCTATTGGGGCAGTATGCAGTCAGGTAAGCAAGCAGGCAGTGGCAGTCCAATGATAGGCAAACTGGATGAACTTGGAAGCATCCTTAAAGGCTTACCCATCACTCAGCTAAACATGGATGAAAAAGGTTTTGAGAAGTTCATCAGAACACCAAGGAGGACAACTAAAATTTTAAACAATAGATTTAGGACTGAGAATTAATGTTTGGTTTAGATTAGTGAAAAGGGGGTGGCATTGCTATCCCTTTTTTTTGGCTAATTTTGGGACATGGCAGGATGGAATTTTTTTCTTAATGGCACTGAGGTAGAAGAACCAATAGGCTGGGATGCCATTGAGTTCACAGCCATCAGGATGGAATCACATGGCATAGACCAACCATTCTCGACAGAGGTCAAATTTTATGACAAAGGGGCTAAACTTATCAAGTCTCTTTATGATTTATATTTCATCAATGCCGAGATAACCATCCAAATCACTTCAGATGTAGGATACAATGGTGAGCCATATCAATTTGATGGCATGCTTAATCTCGCAATCTATGAGGAGTTTAATGTATGCGATACAGACAGCTGGGAGATAACAGTTGGAATTATTGATGACAACTTCAGGGAGCAGTTTAAGGCTCGGCAGGATGTAGAGATTGACCTTTACAGCACAAGAGACCTAAATGGCAACACAATTGACCCATTGGTCATGCGTGAGATAAGATTGCACAAGCAAGAACTATTCTTGGCAGGCTCAGCAAGGAATTACTCTGAGCAAACATCAAGACTTCAATATTCACCTATTGGCTCATCTCCATACAGTTGGGATTATCCTCTCTATGTCAATGTTGTGCCAGTATTTTGGGATAACTCAGATTTTAAAGGCTCATTTAGTGGATCATTTGATACCCAAGGGAGTGCTTTCACTAATAGCAATGTTGTCTTTCAAAACAATTCAAGCTTTACAAGGACAGTGAATGCATCTGTCTCAATTCAAGGCAGGTTTGTTTGGGATGGCACTGATAACTTGTTCCCAGGTGAAACAGCAAACATTAGATTTTACATCAGGACATTTGATTCAACAGGAAGCTTTGATACTTTTTATACTCTTTACAATACTGCTCTTGCAACTGCAAATATTCCGGTTGATCCTGAAGTAGCATTTGACTTTACAACAGTAGTATCAGGCATAACAGTTCTGCCGGG